TGCTACAAAGCAAAAGCCTTGGGAGAAATGGCACTGGACGAATGTTTCGGACAAGATCACGAACGTTTATCCTCTGGATGCGTATTTCTACGCAAACTTGGAACACGTTTGTGACCGCCTGCAAGAGATGTTATCTCTTGGTAGCGACGATCTTCCGGCGCGAGTAATACTCGTGCCGAAAGATTCGCGAGGTCCTCGCCTGATATCTGCTGAACCCGTTGATTTTCAATGGATCCAGCAGGGTTTAGGGCGACGTATAGTAGAGTTAGTCGAAGCGTCTCCACTGACCAAGTGGAACGTCTTCTTCACAGACCAAATGCCGAACCAGAGGGGGGCCCTACTAGGGTCCTCTAACGGCCGGTACGCGACACTTGACCTCAATGAGGCAAGCGATCGTGTAAGTTTGGAACTGGTACGCCTACTCTTTCCGGAACCCCTTCTGGGGTGTCTGGAAGCCTGTAGGTCTTCGTCTACTGCACTCCCGGGAGGAAGGGTAATACCATTGCAGAAATTTGCCCCGATGGGAAGCTCATTATGCTTCCCCATCTTGGCATTGACTGTATGGTCCCTTCTAACCGCGGGAGCAACCGACTGGGATACGCGAGAGCGCATCCTGGTGTATGGAGATGATGTCATTGTGCCAACGGCTTACGCCGAGAGAGCAATGAACATCCTCGAGTCATTCGGTTTAAAAGTAAACCGTGACAAGAGTTGCACACAAGGATTCTTCAGAGAATCCTGCGGATGCGATGCCTTTCGGGGCCATCGCGTTACGCCTGTCAAGTTAAAGACAGTGTGGTCATCATCCCGATCGCCTGACGTCTTTACAGCTTACCTCGCTTACGCGAGGGAGTTCTGGAAAAGACGCTACTATCAGGTCTACGACTATATCGTAGCGCGATTGCATCATGTATATGGTGCGATACCGAGCGACGAAATGGGTTACCCCATTGACGTTAGCCTGCCTGAAGTAGAGGAACGCCTAAAGCCGCAACAGCGCAGAGTAAATGCCAAGCTCCAAAAGCTTGAGTATAAAATCTGGACTGTACGGCCGCAGCCAATTCGCAACTTGAAGGATGGATGGGAGGGTATGCTTCGGTTCTTTACCGAAACAGCCTTCCGTCTTCCCAAAGTTGGGTTCGACCTAAGCGTTGAGGACCCTGAGGCCTTATGCCCCAGGCTCCCCTTCTCCGTCAGATCATACACGCAGCGTAAAACGAGTTTGCTCGTTCGACGCTGGCGATGACTGTAAATCTAA